GAGGAAGCCGGACAGGGATTGGAATACATGGCATCAGCCGGATGGACCACGCAGCAGATGTTAGACGGCCTGCCGGGAGTGATGTATCTGGCTGCGGCATCCGGAGAGGGATTGGCTCTGTCTTCTGAAATCGTAACGGGAACACTGACTGCATTTGGGAAAAATGCCAGTGAGGCAGCACGGTTTGCGGACGTGCTGGCCCAGGCAGCCGCTGCCTCCAATACAGATGTAGCGGGGCTGGGAGGAACCCTTGAGTATGTAGCACCTGTGGCCGGGGCACTCAAATATTCATATGAAGATGTTGCGATCGCGGCCGGATTGATGGCAAATGCAAATATTAAGGGAGAAAAGGCCGGAACGGCGTTAAGAGCTGCCCTGACGAATCTTGCAAAGCCTACGGAGCAGATGCAGGGATACATGGATGACCTGTCCTTATCCTTGACAGACAGCAATGGAAATATTGTCTCTCTTCGGGAACTTCTTGGGGATGCAAGGGAAGGATTTGCAAAGCTGTCAGAAGCCCAGAAAGCGGAATATGCTGCGGGGATTGCCGGGAAAGAGGGAATGTCCGCATTGCTTGCAATCGTCAATGCTTCTCAGGAAGATTTTGATAAATTGGCACAAGCGATCGATCACAGTACTGGAGCCGCGCAGGAAATGTCTAAGATCCGCTTGAATAACTTGAAAGGAGATTTGACGATTCTTTCCAGCGCTGCTCAGGGGCTGGGAATCGAAGCATATGGGGGATTCTCGGAAGAATTAAGGGGATTGACCCAGGATGCCACTGAGGGAATCGGGATCCTTACAGAGAACCTGAAAGAAAATCTTCCTACCATCCGCCGTGAGATGAAGGAGGCCGGAGAGAGTGCAAAGGAATGGGTCTCGCCCATTTTAGAGTTTGGAGAATGGAGCCTGGATCATCCGGAAGCAATCCAGGGGACGATCGTGGGAATTACGGGAGCACTAGCGACATTTAAGGGCGTACAAACGGCACAGGCAGGCATTAAATTATTAGGGAACCTTTCGGGAATGCTCAGTGCATGGCCAGTAGCATTAGCCGGTGTTACGATCGGAGGAATAGCGGGCGTTGCCACGGCCATAAAGGCACACAATAAACAACTTAAAAAGGCGGATTTGAATAAGCGATTTGGAGATATTACCCTTTCCATGGAAGAACTAGACCAGACGGCCAGGATGATTATAGATAATGGAAATCTGGATCATGCATTGGCATCGATAGAAGAAATGGATAAGGTCAAGGATCTGTCCGAGAGCTTCCAGCAGGCTGGAAAAGAACTGGACAAGCTGAACTGGAAAATCGGAATGGGTTTTGGACTGGACGAGGGTGAGCTGCAGGATTATGCGTCTGCGGCAAATGAATCGATCCAGAGCGCTCTTCAGATCGTAGAGCAGTCGCAGTACACTACGCAGATCAGTGTGCAGGCTCTGTTTGGAAAGGATAATGCAGCTGGGAATGAACTGATCGCTGGATTTGACAGTATGTATGCATCCATCAATGGAGAAGTTCAGGAGCTTGGCAGGCAGCTGGGTGATGCATACAGCGCGGCCATGGAGGATGGAATCATCGATATAGATGAAGCCAGAACGATTCAGGAGTTACAGAAAAAGCTGGCAGACATCACCCAGCAGGTATCCAAAGCACAGTTTAATGCCAAGATGGAACGGATTGTTATGGAATACAGCGGAAAAGAGCTGGATCCGGAGACGTTCCAAAACTTACAGGCAGAGATCCAGTCGGCTGCCGCAGAACAGAAAGCAGCTCTGCAGCAGTCAACGGAATGGAGCCTTGCAAGTGTAGAACTTCAGGCAGACAGAGAAGGAAAAGATGGGCAATGGGTTGCCAAACGCAAACAGGAGATACAGGATGCGTTTGCTTCTCAACAGATGGAATTGGACATGAGCGGTGTATCGTTTACAGCCCAGTCCATTAAAGAAGCATATGGCCAAGAACTGGATAACATTCTTCCAGAAATGCAGGAAGCATTGAAACAGGCCATGGCATCAGCCATGCAGAACCATGTACAAGGTGACGAGCAACTGGCGGATTGGACAGCAGCTCAGATTCAGCCCTGGATGGACGCACAGGGATTAAGCGATGTATCGCAGAAAGCAATCCAAGATTTATGGGATACGATTGAACCCCAATTTGAACAGCTGGCAGAAATGAAACGTCAGATGGAGGAAAAGGGAGAAGAAATTCCACAGGCGTTCATGGAAAGTTTTCAAACAGCGGCCCAGATTGGAGCTGTAGCAGGAAACACAGATGCGATCTATTCACTTTTGGGAGGTATGACGGAAGATGAAACATACGCCTCCATACTGAGTGAATATGAAAATGCAGGCGGAAAGATACCAGAGGCGCTTGGAAATGGAATTCTAAACAGCACAGATTCTGTAACACAGGCAGTAGGGAGTTTAAGGGAGGAAACGCAGGCTGAACTTGACCGGCAATTCGGAAGCTTTTCCGTGGCGGGTAAAGTGAACGTGCAGTTATCTGCATCAGGAAAAACCGGAGAGGATATCCCTCACTATGCAAAAGGAGGTTTGATTGCTCGCCCAACGCTATCATGGTTTGCGGAGGAAAGCCCGGAGATGGCGATCCCTATAGATGGGTCGAAACGCTCCATGAATTTGTGGAAGCAGGCAGGAGAACTGTTGGGTGCTTACGATCGGAATAATTATGGACGCATGGCAGGAGAATTAAATGCAGCAGGAGTGGCGTCACAGTCTCATTCCCAAGCTGTGCCTGCGGCGCCTGTATTTTCACCTGTTATTCATATACAGTCCGGGGAGAATGTAAAAGAGCAGGTAATGGAAGGACTGAACATATCTTATGAGCGGTTCGTGGAATACATGGAGCGATTTAAAAGGGAACAGTACAGACAGGCGTTTTAAAAAGACCGCCTATGATAGGCGGCCTAAGAGAAAGAGGATCAATGAATTTGAATTTTAGAAATGAGAGCTTCCTGAAGTACCTGAGAAAAGTTGAGCCCCATAGAAGTTGCGGCTTCGTTTAGCCATTCCGGAATAGTAAGTGTTTTTTTGACGGCTTTATTATTATACATTTTTCGGTAAGCCATGGTATCGCAGGCGATAAAATTAACAAATTCATTTTCAGATACTGTAATAGCTGCAGGAGCAGATGCTTTGGGGATTTCTCGCCCATCTTTTTCGTACCCATAGAGAGTGAGGGCCAGGGCATCCTCGGCCATTTCGATTCCATCCTCCAGACTGTCTCCACAGGTGTAACAGCCTTCTAAGTCTGGAAAAATAATGGAATAGGTACCATCCTCTTCAAGAGTAAAAACTGCGGGATAAGCATATTTGGACATAATTGACTCCTCCTTGTTATTCTATAAAAATATGATAAAAGGGCCGGGGCTATTTAAGCCCCGCATCCTTCAGTATGTTGTTTACCGTTCCTGTAGGAACCTCTGCTTTGTGGCGTGGTACTGTGAATTGCTTGCCAGTTATTTCACTGTACCATACATCATGGCGACTGCCATGCCTCAGAATGTAGCATTGGTTCTTTTTTAATTTTTTGATTAACTCCTGAGTATTCATGTTACCTCCTCTCTTATGTTAATATTATAGCACGTATAAATACGTATGTCAAGCGAAATACGTGTGAATACGTAAAAAAGTTTGGAAAAGGAGCTGATTTCATATGAACGAAGCCTATCGGACGATTCAGGGGGACACCTGGGATATGATCGCAAAAAAAGTTTATGGTGATGAAAAATACCTGGACTATTTGATGGCCCATAATTTTTCGCTGTTGGATTATTTTGTTTTTCCGGCAGGGGTTACAGTGAATACTCCTTTGCTCTCCTCTCAGACACAGCAGGATGATCTGCCATCATGGCGTAAGGGGGTGCGGGCTTGAAAACACGAAAAAAATCTGTGAGTTTAATTTATAACGGAACAGAGGCGTACAGCGAACTGGCTCCTTATTTGGAGCAGATCACTTACACCGATTCAGTAGATGAATCAGATATGATTTCACTGGAATTGTCAGATCGGGACCTGAAATGGAGAAATGCATGGATCCCGCGCAAAGGAGATGTTTTGATTCCGGCTCTTACTTTGGAGGACTGGAATTATGAGGGCGAAAAAATGACAATCCAGTGTGGATCTTTTATAGTGGATGATTTTGGGTTTTCTTCTCCACCCGCGATAGGAAATATAAACGGGGTTTCATCCCCGGTTAATACGGGATTCAAAGAAACGGAAAATACAAAAACATGGGAGGCGGCCACAGTACAGCTGATCGCAGGGGAAATTGCCGGGAAATATGGATTAAACCTGATCTATGAGGCACAGGAAATTGCTGTCGCGAAAATCGAACAGGACAAAAGGACAGACAGCGATTTTCTGAAAACACTGTGCGAAAAATATGGTTTGGGGCTTAAGGTTTTTTACAACCGTTTGGTGATCTGGGATTACAGGGAGTATTTAGGCCGTACTCCCATAACCGAGATAAAACCGGAGATGTGCTCAAAATGGTCGTACAGGAGTTCCATGCAAGGGACTTATACAGGCGCGCGGGTGAGCTATAAGAACCCCAAAACGAAGAAAATGGTGGACGTTCTGGTAGGAACGGAAGAAAGACTGTATAAAACGAACCAGAAGGCAGACAGCGAAGCGGATGCACATTTGATTGGTGAAGCAGCGATCAGAAACGCCAACCGCAGGGAAAGTACAATGCAGCTGACTATGCCGCCTCAGTTTTTGTTGATGGCGACATTAACCGTGCGATTAAATGGATTCGGACAGATGGACGGAGCCTATTTTATCGAAAAGGTTACACACCAGATTGGGCGTAAGGCTTATGTAATGCAGGTGTTGTTGAGCAGGATACCAGAGGGCGATTCAGAAAAAATATCTGCCCCAACAGTAACAGGAACGGGAAAGGCCTACATAGTGCAGAAGGGGGATAATCTGTGGGATTTGTCCCAGAAGTTTTATGGGACACCATCCAGATGCGAAGAAATATACCGTGCAAATAAAGACAGGATTGAAACTGAAGCCAGAGAACACGGAAAGAGCAACTCCAGCAATGGATATTGGATCTGGCCTGGGACTCCGCTTGATATTCCATTATAGGAGGTGAGATAGGTGCAGGATATTGCAAGAGTAGGGGTGGTATCCTCCATAGAAAAGGATGGAGGGATACGCATCTACTACCAGGACCGGGAACAGACAACAGCCCCCATGCAGCTGTTCTCCGGATACGGAGAATATGCGCTGCCACAGATCGGGGATCAGGTATTAGCCATCCATCTGTCAAATGATACCAGCAGCGGAGTTGTATTGGGAAGCGTCCGAAGCCAGGAGGATGCTGTGCCAGAAGGTATCTTGTATAGAAAGAATTTGGGGAAAGGGGCATATGTGGAGTTCCGGACAGGCATTGTAATTATTCATGGCCCGGAAATCCGATTTGAAAATGAAGATGAAAGTATAAGCTTATCTGAGATCCTGGAACTTGAAAAACGGGTTAAACGATTGGAGGAGAAAGCGTGATCGGATTATTGGGAGATATTCGGTTCAGAGTATCAGACAAACGTGTATTGACAATACGCAATCTAAAACGGGAAATCAGCTCTTCATGGAATACAATGGACAGAATTGGCCTAAAACCTTTGATGGAGTATGCTGGGCCGAACCTTCAAACGATATCGTTTGAAATGACGCTTGATGCCTCTTTGGGGATAAAACCCAGAGTGATGCTGCAGACACTGGAACGGATGGCAGAGGGACAGGAAGCGTATGAGCTTGTATTAGGAAGACGGCTGATCGGAAAGAATAAGTGGGTTATCACAAAGTGCTCTGCTGCCTATGATGTGATTTTACGGGGCGGGGAGATTTACAAAGCAACCGTCAATCTGAATTTACAGGAATATGTGTAGGAGCGGCAGATGGATCGAAAATTTAAAATTGATGTTGAAGGAACGGAAGAAGAGAAGGAATTGCTCCGGACACTGACAACCCTTTTTTCTACACGGGCAGGAAGCCAGCCGGCAGACCGGGAGTTCGGAATCGACTGGAGCTGTATGGATGAACTGCCGGAAGTAGCGGAAAGCCTGTTCGCATTGGAAGCGTATAGAAAAGTTGAACGCTATGAACCAAGGGTTGAAATCAAGGATATCAAATTTGAAAATACACAAGGGGTACTGTGCCCTTGTATTTATTTTGCCAGAAAGGAAAACGCTTGATGGAAGGAATTGAAAGGCTGAAAAACTATCCGGACGTAACGTTTATTGAAGCGATCAGCTTTGAAAAATTAAAAGAAAGCATGATAAGCGATTTTGAAAAACGGTACAGGGAACTGACCGGAAACACCATGACACTGGCGGCGGCAGACCCATACCGTCTGATTTTGTATGCCTGTGCGGTGGCGATTTACCAGGGATATCAATATACTGACAAAGCGGGAAAGATGGGACTGCTAAAGTACAGTACAGGGGACTTTCTGGATAATCTTGCAGCGCTTAAGGGTATCACACGAAATGAAGCTGTTCCGTCCAGAACAACGATGAGGTTTACATTATCGGCAGTCCAGAGCAGAAAGGCTGTTATCCCAAAAGGAACACGCCTGAAGGGACAGGAATTGTATTTTGAAACAGTGGAAGAAGGTGAGATACCGGCAGGAGAATTGACAACAGACGTTCCAGCTGTATGCCAGACCGCAGGGGCAATAGGCAACGGATACAGAGAAGGAGATATCACAACTCTGGTAGATCCACTGCCATTTAACGCAAAAGTATCCAATGTAGAGATTACGGATGGAGGAGCGGACCGGGAAGAGGATACAGATCTGGCGGAACGTATCTATCTTGCCCCGTCCAAATATTCGACGGCCGGGCCTGAACCGGCATATGAATACTGGGTGAAGACATACAGCTCTGCTGTTGACGAATGCAGAGTGATAACGGAATCTCCGGGTGAGGTAGATATTTATATTATGGTAGACGGTAAATTGCCGACAGAATCCTTTATAAAAGAACTGACGGAAAAACTGAAGAATGGAGAGCAGAGGCCATTAACGGATCATGTAGTGGTCAAGGCTCCGGAAACGGTAAAGTATGAGATCGATTTTACGTACTATATTCGGTCTTCGGATAGGGATATGGTGGATACGATCCAGAAGGCAGTGAAGAATGCCTGTAATAATTTTATAGCATGGCAAAATAAAATCGGAAAAGATATTACGCCATCGCAGCTGATCAGCGAAATTATGCAGGCTGGCGTCCAGTCAGTAGAGATTAAAAAACCATCCTATACAGAAATCTCCGATTCTCAGATCGGCATTACTTCTGAACCAGTAATTACTTATGGAGGTCTTAGGGATGGTTGAGTTTTTACATGGAGAAATAAAAGACATTCTGCCTCACAATCTGCTTACGCCGGAAATATACTCGATCAGTTATGCGGTAGGAGAGGCGATGAGACGCTGGGGACGTTTCTGCGCATCTGTACACCTGTATGCAGAAATAAGCTGTGTTCCGGAAGAGGCACTGGATTTGATGGCAATAGAAATGAATACCCAGTATTACGATCAGTCAATGAACCGGAAGATGAAGGAACAGCTGATTATGCAAAGCCTGGTCTGGCACTTGCGGGCAGGAACCCCTTCTGTGCTTAATGAATTCCTGGCGACTGTATTGGGAGGAGGATATATAGAGGAATGGATGGAGTATGATGGGGAGCCCTATCATTTCCGAGCCTACGCCAAAGTGGATGAAGGGATGGAGGTTCCTTTGGGATATGTAACAGAAATAAAGCGGCAGCTGAATACATACAAAAATGTACGATCATGGCTGGAAGATTTCTTCCTGATGATACAGACTGCGGTAACAGAAACGATCGAAGTAAGCAGCCAGCTGGAACTATTCACAGAGTTTTATGCAAGGAACAACAGAGCCTATCTATTACTGGATGGGAGCTGGGATCTGGACGGCCTCTATTATCTGAATGGATATAAGACAGAAAATATGGATCTGTATCCGGTACGGCTAAGAATTTCAGGAGAAATTCCGGTGACAATTACGTGTGGAAAAGATTCTGCCATGCAGGTAGAAAGCCGTGCAAACTTGGAATTGGCAGCAGAAGCAATTTTTGATGTAACAGGACAGGCTGTTCAAACGATTTACATAGAGGACTGCTTGGGAATAGTAGGAAAAACAGAAATTGGATGTGAAGCAGCAGGGCACTTGAGGGTAGAAAACAATCTGTGGTATTTGGATGGAACATATTTGTTAGACGGAACAAAAATATTAAATGCGCAAATTTTTGACTATGACTTATAGAGAGGAGAATGGATATGCCAAATGGAGTAATTACGGAGATCGGGAGAAAGAAGCTTTGCAAAGCACACGCAGGAGATGTTACGCTGCCTAAAATAACTCAAATGGCGTTTGGGAGCGGTGGTGTTAATCCGAGTGGGGAAGTGATCGCGCCAACAGGAGCAGAAACCGCTCTGAAAAAAGAAATATTGAAAAAGAACATTGGCGGCCATATGTATACCAATGAAAAGGAAACTTCCTGCCGTTACACTGCCCGTTTGGAAAAAGAAGAACTTGCAAATCAGAGTATTTCTGAGCAGGGGCTGTTTGACGAGGATGGAGATCTGGTTGCGTATATAACATTTTTGCCTAAAGGAAAAGATGAGGGTATGGTGTTTATTTTTGATATGGATGAAATTTTCTAAGGAGGATTTACATATGGCAGACTTACCGATCACGGAAAACCCGCAATTTTCAGAAACGATGGAGGCACTTACACCTCAGGATCGGGCAGAACCGCAGACATTTGACATACGTTATCAGAAGCTGCTGGATAATGATAATTATTTAAAAAAGAAAATAATGGGACGAAAAAATATTGTTTTTTTAGCAGCAGGCTGGACAGGAGAGGGACCGTTTAAACAGACGGTTAGTGTAGAAGGAATTACGGCAGAGGATGTTCCTGTTCCTGCGTTTGTGGATGACGGAGGGAATGAAACAGAAAGCAAGGCAAAAAAGAAAGCATATGGTTGTATTACATATTTTGAAAGCAGCGATGGAACTGTAACAGCAGTTTGCAATTACAAAAAACCAGAAGTGGACTGCACGATTGAACTGAAGGGAGTGTAAGTATATGGCAAGATTTTATCCGATTGGAGCAACTGGAGGTGGAGCCGGGAGTGATGACTGCACCGGAACAGCCGCAGAACTTCTGAAAGGCTACACGGGCATACTGAAAGGATCAGATGATGAACCGGCTCAGGGAACATTGGAACTGACAGGGAACGCACAGGCAGCCCATGTGCTGAATGGAGAGACGTTTTATACGAACAATGCCAAAAGCAAACAGACTGGTACCATGCCCAACCGTGGCGATTACAACGGCTGGGGCAACAGCAAAGGCAATGATGCAGGCAATCAGCGGATGTGGGTCAAAATACCTCAGGGATACTATAACGAGAACGCCAATGTGTTTCTGTCATGGGCCGATATCCGGGCTATGGCGGGGATCACGCCGGAGAAGATCAAAAAGAATGAGCCGATAATGGGTATTATCGGAAGTTTTGAGGGGTGGGTACCAACGCCTCAGGATCTATATTATAACGGTGTAAATGTTGGGGGATTGCAAATCAACTTGTTTGCGCAAGAGAATACCAGACTACTTATGAAAGGCGACTACTCAACATGGAACCATAGAGCTATTGTTTTCCCAAACACGATTGATGTACGAAGTTATAGTAAGTTGATTTTTGAAGGACAATTTCTTAGATATTGGAAAAATGATCCTGATAATGGCATCCCTCCGTCATGGATCAGTCTTTGTCGATATAAGACGTATAATAGTGATGAGGAGATTGCAAAAGTTAAGTGGGATGGAGGATATGGAGCCTCTATTGGAAATTTTCAACTTGACATTTCACAACTCACTACTTTTGAAGCCAATAAATATTATATCAGTATTGGTTATATTGCCAAGGGGACATATATTACCCGCATTAGATTGGAATAAATTAAGCTATATAAATACGAGTAATAGAACCTCTCCAACCATTGGCAGCGTATGGAAACGAGATTTGCGGTGTAAATGTTACATTTCTATTTATAGAAAATGAAAAACCATTAGCTATAGATACATCCCCCAGTTTTATTGAGGAAATAATATTATAATTACTGGTTCACGACTATTGCGAAAGGAGATGATTCAAATGATTACAAAACCAGTAAAGGAGCCAGATGATGGATGATTTAACAAAAGCAGAGCTGGCCCGCATCCGTGACGAGGATCAGCGCCAGAACCGGCGCATTGAGCTGCTGGAGGACATGAGTAAGGTGATCCAGGATCTGGTACTCTCCATCCATGGCCTTGCGAAAGACATGGAACAGATGCTACAGGAGCAGAAGGAGCAGGGGAAGCGACTGGACAACCAGAGTAAGCGTCTGGACGCCCTGGAACGGGAACCGGGCAACACCTACAAGGACATTAAAAAAACAGTAATCACAGCGATAGTAAGCGCGCTTGCCGGATCACTGGCAACCGGGCTTATTTTAATTTTGTCGCAGACTATCCATTGAGAGGAGGTGAGTATATGCTTAAGAACTGTGTATTCCGTGCCGACGTGGATACCATCCAGTGGGTCAAGGCCGCAGGTATCCGTGCGGTCAAGACCATGGCGCAGACATTTGTCGCCACCATCGGCTCGGCAGCGGTCATGGGTGA